CGGTTGGCTCAGGTTTGACAGGCCGTCTCTCGCTGATGGAGCGCGCGTCCGCACCGAGAGCATCTGGCTGAACTATGAGCCGGCACAGTCATCAATGTTTAACGACTACAACGAGGCAAAACCATGAAACAACTATTAACGACATGCCTGCTGCTGTGCAGCCTGCAGGCCGCAGCACTGGACTGCGGCAGCAACTCCGCACGCGTCAATGGCAAGCTGATTGTGCGCGGCGACAGCGAGGCTGTGCTGCAGCGCTCGAAGCCGGATCGCATCGTCATCTTGCAGAACCGCTTCGGCGCCGTGGTCGGCCAACGCTACGAATACTGGCACGGCCGCAGGCTACTGCAGATTGATGCCGTTGGCGGCATCGTGAGCAGCATTTGCCGGGGCTAGCCAGCACGCAAGCCGCTGTTGTGCAAAACCAGTAACAGCCAGCGGCACAGACCAGCGAACCCCGGAACACATCCGGGGTTTTTTTGTGCCCGCGCTGGCAACCAGCAAAATCAGTCCAGATCATTGGGAGATAGTGATGTCAATCTCTGAAGACATTCCGCAGTGCTGCGGGCGAGACATGCACAGACGCGGCTACACGGCAGCCGGCGCCCAGCGCTGGTGCTGTTCGGGCTGCGGTCGGCGCACCACCAACAGAGACGATTCAAGCAAAGAGCATGCAGGCTTCGACACCGTGGCCGCTGCGGCCTACGCCGAGCAGATACGCGCTGCGGTGAAAGCGGGACAGCAAACCTTTGTGGTGACCTGCGCAGCCAACAATTCGCCACTGGCGCACAGCGCCTGGAACGCGCTGCAGCAGGTGGTACGGCACCGACAGGCAATGCTCATGGTGGTGCCCGTCCATTACAAAAATGTCAGCCTCTATACCGGCAGCCAGGCTTACAACAAATACTGGACCCGCCAGGTGAATGATTATCTGATCAACGAAAGCATTTACCTAGGCGGGGGCATCGAGGTTCGCGCCGATGTGCGCATACAGGCAACAAGCCTTTTTCCACTGGCCGGCAAGCAGGCCATTGGCGGCCGGCGGTGGACCATCTTCGGCCACCCGCAGCTGGCGCTTGACTCGGTAGCCGCGCCGGCCAATCGCGAGCCCAAACGCTGCTACACGACCGGCGCCATCACCAGGCCCTGCTACAGCCAGACCGACGTGGGCGCAAAAGCCGCGTTCCACCACACTACCGCAGCGCTGCTGGTTGAAGTCAGCGGTAACCGCTGCTGGGTGCGTCAGCTACACGCCGACAGCAAAGGTGCAATTTACGACCTGGAGCACAAGTACACGGCCAGCGGCTGGACCAGCGGTCACCGTGTTACCGCTATCACGCTGGGTGATGAGCACGTCAAGTTTATGAGCCCATCGGTCAAGTCAGCCACCTTCACCGCGCGTGACAGCATGCTCAACGTGCTGCGACCTCGTCACCTGGTGCGCCATGATGTGCTCGACGGCTACGCCGGCAGCCACCACCATCTGAAGGACTTTCGCATCGCCGCGCGTAAATACTGGCATGGTGATTGTGACTACCGCGCCGAGCTGGACCAGGCCGTCGCGCATATCAACAAGACCACGCCGCAAGGTTGTATCAGCGTGATTGTGCCCAGCAACCACCACGATCACCTGCAACAGTGGGTGCAACGTGCGGACGATCGCATCGACCCGCAGAACGCCGAGCTGATCTGCGAACTGCGCCGTGCCCAGCACCAAGCCGCCAGAAATGGCGAAATGGCCGATGCGTTTGAACTCTACGTCAAGCCCCGGCTCAAGTGCCAGGCAGTGTTTCTTGATCGCAACCAGCCGTTTTTGCTGCACGACGTCGACCACAGCCAGCACGGTGATGTTGGCATCAACGGCTCGCGCTGGTCCGACCGCGCCGCCGCGCGCACCACCTACAAGATCAGCAAAGGGCACAGCCATGTTGAATCGATCGAGAAATCGGTCTACTCGGCAGGCCAGTCCTGCGGGCATCTTGAGTACCAGAAAGGGCTGGGCTCGCACACCAATGCGCACATCGTGCTGTACCCTAATGGCAAGCGCTGCATTGTTGCAATCCGTGGCCGGCGCTGGCGTGGAAAAAATTAAAAATAATTTGCAAAAGCGCTTGACAACATGCCCATTGGGCATATAATAAGAACTGTGGATAGCAATCCACGACCCGCGCCTCGGGGATTCAGGGGCTGACAGGAGAACTACCATGAAAAAATTTCACAATCACATCGCCAGAGCAGCTTATCAATTCATTACTGAGCATGTTGAAAAGGATGAGACACTGCTCAAGCGCCACTTTCACTTTGCCCTGATCATCTCTGGTCGCGGATCAACGCAGGGTCAAATTATCCCGCTCCAGTACGCATCACAAGTCAATTCTGCGCTGGAGGGTCAGGCCAGCACCAGCCATGAGCTATGGCGCGTTGACCACAGCACCAAACGAGCTCACAAGCAGTGAGCAACCACCCCAACCGCAGCCGCCGGGAAAACCCGGCGGCAAACCCAAGCCCTTATCAAGTTCGCGCACTGCGCGAGCTCGTCCAGGAAAGCCGTGGCATTGGCGTTACGGATGCCCAGAAGCTCTGCGCTGAGCGGGTTTTCTCCCATTTACGCACTTGGCAAAAATGGGAGAATTTCGAGCGGCGCATGCACCCTGCAGCGTGGTGGTGCGCATGGGATCGGGTGATAGCCCGCCCCAACCGTAAGGGGAGCCCGGCAGCAAACCCGACCCCAGATCAGCTTCGCGCGGTGCGCATAGCCATTCAGGAGGGCCGTGATATGGGCGTTAGCAACGCTCAGAAGCTGTGCGCTGACCGGGTATTCTCCCATCTCCGAACCTGGCAAAAATGGGAGAACGGCGAACGCCGCATGCACCCTGCCGTCTGGTGGTGCGCGCAAAACCGTAAATGCGAAAACCCGCCAGGCCAGATAAAACCTGATGTTGGGTTGACACCGCAACAAATGTAAGCTATTATTTTCTACAGTGGGTTGAAATACACCCAGCCAAAACCCCAAACCCGCCGCACGGCGGGTTTTTTTATGCGCGGTCTGTGCGGCTGCGCAGGCGAGACAAAACACACAGCAGGAACCATTATGGTCGATCAGGATGCAGCGATGATGCAGCGCCTGACCATGGATCTGCGTGAAGATGAAGGCTTCAGGGCCGAGCCCTATCAGGACACAGAAGGCTTTCTGACCATCGGTTACGGATTTTTGATCGAGCCAGGCAAGGGCGCCGGGCTGCCGCAGCTTGTGGCCGACTTCTGGCTGGCGCACAACGTGCAGCAGCTGGTCGCTGACCTGCGCGGGCTGATCAGCGATTTTGACCAGCACCCAGAACCGGTACAACGAGCATTGGCCAACATGGCCTATCAGCTCGGTATTGCCGGGCTGGCAGAGTTCCGCGCCACGCTGGCGCTGGTTGAGCAGCGCCGCTACAGCGAGGCCGCCGACGAGGCACTCAACAGCCTGTGGGCGCAGCAAACGCCGAACCGGGCGCAGCGCGTGACCAGCCTGCTTGCCAGTGCTGCCGCGTCGGATGCCTGATGGCGATCAGCTTTGCCAACAGCAAGCGCCTGACCTGGGCGGCGCTGATGCTGTGCAATGGCCAGGTGTTTGGCCTGATGTTCTTCACCGCTGCCGACGTGGCGCAACACGTGGCATCGGTGCTTACCGTGGCGATTCCGTTTCAGCTTGGCCTGGTCGCAGCATGGACGGGCATAACGAATATGGCCGAAACCAAATGGCAGGCCGGCAGCCGACCGGGCGCCTAGACCAGTCCAGCCAGCAACGGGAGACAGCAGTGCAGCAAGGCGAGAGTCGCTCAAAAATCCAGATCAGCGACATGGAACGGCGCGCCAGCCATATTATCAGTGGCCTGGTGCTCGCAGGCATTATCGGCTTGACCCGCATGCTGTGGTCAACCAACCACGAGCTGACAAAGATATCCGCTACACAGGATTACATCCGCACCGCACAGACCACCAGCGCTGCGGTGATGACCGAACACGTAACCCGGTTTGGCGATTTTCAATCGCAAACCATTGACCGCTTTGGCGTGGTCGAACGCGACATCACCGAACTTCGTGGCCGCGTCAGCCGCAACAGCGAAAAGATTGACGACGAGAGGAAACGCTGATGCCAGCCTTTCTGGCCACGGGCTTGGCTGCCCTGCGCTCGCTGAGCGTAGTGCAGAAATACCTGCTGGCCGGCACTGCCGGCATCATCCTGAGCATGGCTGGCATCATCTGGATGCAGTCCCGAGCGCTGGACAGCAAGCGCCAGGACATTGCTACGCTGGAGCACAATCACAGCATTTGCCTGGCCGCAAACGTCAGCAACCAAGACACCATTGACCTGCTGGAGCAGCAACTGCTGCGCAGCGCGGCCGCCGCCAGGGCCCGCCGCGAAGCGCAAATAGCAAGCCTGCAGGCCATGCGCAACGAGCTTGAACGCCAGGCCAGCACAGCCAGAACACTGAGGCAGCAACTCGATGAGACAATTACCGATGACATGCGCGCTTGCCCTGTGCCTGCCGCTACTTGGCGCGTGCTGCGGCAAACCGCAGACAGTGATTGAGACGCGCACCGTTGAGGTGCCGGTTATCACCTACGTGCCGTTGCCGGCCGAGCTGACCGAACCGCTGCCAGCCGTGGCTGTGCCCGAGCGCGGCAGCTGCGATGACCTGGCGCAACTGGCGCAATCTTCGCTGGCACGCAACGCAGCCTGTGATATCCGGTTGCGCAGCATCCGCGCCGAGCAGAACACCGATGAAGGCGGCTGAACAGATCGCCGCTGCCGTGGATAACGGCAGCCAGATTATCCGCCTGCGTGATATCCACTACCCGAATCAGGTGCTGACCACAGGCACCGCCCGCGCACTAGAGGTGCACTCCGTTGGATTGTGGTTGATTCCCCGCCCCGTGCTCACGCGCGGTGCGGGGCATTTTAATGCAACTGCCCGGAGGCAGCCATGAAACTGAAGAAACTCCCACTGCTGCTGCTGACGCTGCTTGGCCTTGGCCTGGCGGCGCTGCTGCCGGCCGGTACAGCGCTGGCCAACGATGTTGGTGTTAATCCCGAACTGCTGGTCGATGGCTGGTACGGTGACGATGCCGGCAACGGTCTGCTGCTGCAGGAAGCGCAGGTGATCCGTGATGGCGAAGTGGTGTCGATTGTGGTGGCGCTGTTTTTTGAGGTGGTTGAGGCCGGCGTCTACACCGTGTGGATATCACAGCCGTTTGACCACTTTGCTGCATTTGATCCGATCACCACGCGTATTAGGCCGGCGGGCGTCGAAGTGAGAAGGTTTATGATCCTGGATCTGGATGTGCAGCTGCAGCCATCGCCGACATTGTTCACCAGCGTGGTTAGGTCGGCTGAGCTCTTCATTGAAGGCGCTGGCAGCTGGTCGCTGGATCGCCTGCCCTGATCGGTGCGGGCGAGCAAAAAAACCGGGCGCAAAAAGCCGGTTGGTAAAAAGCCATCCCGAAAAAAGCAGGCCGGCAAAAAGCCATCTGGCAAAAAGGCGAGCGGCGCAAAGCCACGGGCTGATCAGGAAACCAAACCGCAGTCTGCCGCCGCCCCAAGCCAGCCGGCAAACGGCAGCGCACAGCCGCAACTGCCAGACGGCAGCCAGGCCATGCTTGGTGGCGGCTGGCACGCACCGCAGAACACCAGTCTGGCGCAGGACATCGGCAGCACGCCGATCAACGCCAGCACGCTGGCCACGCTTTGCGGCGTGGCCAACAGCACAGTAACAACCTGGAGCAACGAAGGCCTGCCCTCGCGCGCCGGCGGCAAGGGCCAGGGCAAGCGCGCTGAATACCTGCTGTCTGAAGTCATGCCGTGGCTGGCACAGCGCGGCAGCAAACGCTCCAGCATTGATTCACGCGATGCCGTGTCACGCGAGCAGGCGATTAAACTGATGCGCGAAAACGCGCTGGCTGAACAGGAACTGATCAACACTGCGGAGATGGGCCGGGTACTGGAAAAACTGCTGATTCTCAACCATGCAAATATCAAATCGCTACCGGGACGGCTTTGCAACGTCCTGGCAGCGGAATCTAGCGCTGCAGTCTGCCGAGACCATCTGCGCAAAGCCTGCCGTTCAGCAACGGCAGCATTTGCTCACGAGCTGGCGCAGTATGCAGAACGTATCGGACTTGCTGCTGAGGATATCCGAAACGCTGAAGCCGCCGCCGGAGAGGACGCCTGACCAATGGGCTGACCAGCTCCGCACGCTGCCGCAGACCAAATCAGAGCCGGGCAGGTGGATCAGCGCCAGCAGGCCGCAGACCATTGCACCGCAGCGCGCGGCGGTGGATCCGCGTTTTCGCACCGTGGTGTTTATCACCAGCACACAAGTGGGCAAGACTGCCGCAGCGTTAAATGTCATCGGCCAGAAAATCGACGATGATCCCGGACCGATTCTGTACTTGGGTCCAACGCGCAACAACGTCAATTCGGTCATCGAACCGGAGCTGACCGCCATGCTGCGCAGCGTCGAGCATCTGTGGCGCGCGACATACAAAGGCAAGGATGCCAATAAGCTGGCCAAGCAGGTCAAGGGCGTGCCGGTACGGCTGGGCTGGACCGGGTCCGCCACCGAGGTGGCATCAATGTCGGCCGCGCTGGTTATCCTGGACGAGGCTGACCGCATGACCGATATCGTCGGTGAAGGCGATCCGGTGGTGCTGGCCAGGGCGCGGCTGTCCGACTACCCGGACGGCACGCTGTACCTGGACGCCACCCCTACGCTGGGCACGGCGGACACGGTTGAGGACGACGCCAACGGCCTGCTGTTCTGGCACAGCGAATCAGACAACGTGCAGTCACGCGCCTGGCGCGAGTTTGCCGAGGGCACGCAGCATCACTACGCGGTGCCGTGCCAGCACTGCGAACAATGGTTTGTGCCGCGCTTTGCGCTGCTGCAGATACCGGCGCGCGAAGATGGCGTGACGATCAAGCAGCGCGCTGATGGCGCGGCGCTGGCCTGCCCGCATTGCGGCGGCCTGCACGGCGACGACCAGCGGCTGAAGCTGCTGCACGCCGGCTGCTACGTGGCACCGGGGCAAAGCATTGAGCAGGCGCAACGCGACATGTTTGAGGGCTGCCCGCAATCGGACACCGCCAGTTTCTGGGCATCCGGACTCCTGGCACCCAAAGTCAGCTTTGCCGAGCGCGCCACCGCCTGGCTGAAAGCCTGCGCGACGCGCGAACCCGGCACCATACAGTCGGTCATGAACACCAGTTTCGGCGAGTTGTACAACTTCGCCGGCGAGGCTCCGGACTGGCAGGAAGTGCGCGACTGCGATGCCGATTACGACCCGCAGCAGCAACTGCCCGACGTGCAGAAAGTTTTTGTCGCTGCCGATGTCGGTGAATCCTACATTCGCTATGTGGTGCGTGGGTGGGGCTACAAATACCAGAGCTGGGGGCTTGAAGAGGGCTACATCTACGCCGACACCAGCACCGCCGACATTGACGACCGCTGCTGGCAGGAGCTGGCGGAAATGCGCGAGCGCACCTGGTGCGCTCGGCCGCCGGAAAAGCTGATGCTCGACACCGGCTACAACACCGAGACCTGCCAGCAGTTTCACCTGCGGCACAAGTCCTGGTGCATGGCCATGGTTGGCCGCGACAACCCGTCGGCGCTGTACGGCGGCAAGCACCAGGAAAAGAATCAACATGGCCGCACCATCAAGACCGGCGTGTTTCTGTGGACGATAGACCACAGCCACTACAAGAGTAAAGTACACGACGCCATCGGCCGCAGCGACGATCAGAACGACGCGCCGCGCCTGTGGCACATCTGCAGCGCGTTTTCCGACACCTACTGCAAGGAAGTCGTCGGCGAAAGCCGCATCGTGCTGCCCAGCGGCAGAATGAAATGGCACCGCACGCGCGCCAACCATGCGCTCGACTGCGAGTACATGCAGTACGCGCTGGCTGATATTTTGGGCGTGCGGCATTTGAGAGATATTGAAATTGCGCCGGCTCCGGCAAACAAGGCAGCGCCAAAGCGCCGCAAATCCAGTTATCTGTGAGGACGTATGGCATTCACGCAATCAGAAGTTGATGCCCTGCGCCGGGCCATTGCCAGCGGCACACGTCGCTTTCAGTACCAGGGGCGGACCATCGAGTACCGTGATCTGGCTGAAATGCGCGACACGCTGGAGATGATGCAGTCCGAACTCAATGGCACCGGCAAAACCCGTATTGGCACGCGCCGTGTTTTCGCCAGCCACAGCAAGGGGCTGTGCTGATGAACCTGATTGACCGCATGGTCAACGTGGTGAACCCGGTTGCGGGCTACCGCCGCGCCTTGTACCGCGCACAGACTGAGT